ACATAAGCGTGACGGTGTTCCCGACGTGGCTGACGATCATGCGCGTCTCTCCGGCCGGAGATACTAGGCGCCCGGCGTCGAACCAGCCGTCAGCCCGCACTGCGAAGTCGTTGGAGACGACCGTCGCCCCGGTCACGGTCGTGATCAGGACGGAATCGCGACTCGTGGACGGGCTCACCCCGCAGCCGGTGGAATACAGGACATGGTTGCAGGGGCCCTGGACCATGATCGTGGGCACCTGGCGCTCTAGCTTCTTCAGCAAGCCAGTGCAGATCAGGGTCGCTTCGGACCCCTCGAATCGCGCCCTGGAGACTTCACCGGTGAAGATGAAGTTCGCATCCGTCAGCAGTTCTCTGTGGGCCCTGATAATCTGCACAACGACCTGGTTGGACGGGAGCTCACCGATGAAGAGGGCGGCGACGGGATTGATGCGTGGGACCCTGACCTCGATGGTCGCCGCAACGTCCTCCTGCGAGAAGTCCTGCTCGGTGCGGCTGATCGTCTCAGGCTCGAAGGTGCCCATCGGGATGACGACTTGGCGGTCGGCCGAGGTGTAGTACCAGGAGAGACCGCCAGAGACGAACCGGAAGCACTCGACCGGCTTGCCCTGGTATCTGCTTTCCTCGAGGTCCGCAAAGGTCACAGCGGCGCCTCCATCGGCAGCTCCCGCACCTGGATTGTCGCTTGCGCGATCCCATTGGCCGGGTAGGATGCCTCCACGTGGTCGCTATCAAGCCGGCAGAGCTTGAGGAAGCTGATGACGGTCTGGTCCTGGTCGTAGGCCCGCACGGCGCCCGGCGCGAGCGTGAGCGTCTCCGTGGCGAAGTTGCCGGGATCAGTCGCGTCCGCGATGCGATAGCAATCCAAGGTGCCGATGCCGAGGTTCCAGAGGGCGACATGCCGGCGGGCGCCCGTGGTGCCGAACATGAGCCCCCGGTACCGAACCCAGTTGATCGTTACGACCGTCTCGAGTATCTCCAGGTCCTCGGCCAACGAGAGGTCCCACTGGTAGCTTGGCAGCCAGAATGGAACCGCGCGGCCGACGCGCGCATCGAGGAAGTCGCGCATCGCTGCGATCTCTTCACGACCGAAGGCGGTCCATGTGAACGGGCGCGCCGGAGCGGGAGCCGGCGAGTGCTGGTCGGGCGTGCGCTTTCCAAGCCCCGAGTCTAGAAGCACGAACTTTCGGTGGGAGGTCTCCTTGATGGGCCCAAGCCGGTTGTAGTTCAGGGCGAGCACGTCGTAACCGAGGTAGGTCATGGCCTGAATCCATCCACGCTGAAGGTGAGGGCTTGGCTGGCGATGACGAGGCTCTCCCACGTGAGATCCTCGTCGGCGGATAGGCGCCCAATGACCAACGGCAGCACGGTCGTCGCCGGAGCGACCCAGGTGTTACGCAGCCCGAGGCTGAGGACGATGCGATCGGCCTGCACCTCAGCGATGCGCTGGGCCTCCCAGTGGTAGGGATCCGTCCAGAGCAGGACGAGGCCGTCTACCTCGAAGGGGAGGTTGGTGGTGTCGCAGAACACCTCGACCGCGTCAGCGAGAGCGTTTGCAACGAGCGGGGTCTGGAACTGCCACCGGCCGACGCCGAAGGCACGCGCCTGATTGCCGTGAAGGATTGCGTTGGCCATCTGAGCATCGCGCAGCTCGTTCAGGAGCACGGAGTAGGTGATGGACCCCACCGGTACGGCGCGCAGCTGGATGCGCTGCTCGTCGCCCCTAAACGCCTCGATGATGTCCGTCAGGTAGCCGAACCGCTCGACGACCGGGTCGGCCATGTTGGGAGGGAACGGGAATGGGATCAGTCGAAACCCGAGCAGGTGGAGGTTCGTGCCAGCCTCATCCACGCCGACGAAGACCCACGTGACCAGGTTGTCGATGAGCGGGTCACCTTCGGCGGAGACCTCGACCACGTAGACCTGGGAGTCGGAGGCGGGGAACCAGACCGGCTGCCCCAGGGTGTCGATCACAGAGACCCCGGGCGGGCCCTCCACAGTGATCTCCTGGAGCTGCTTCGCGCGCGACATGAAGGCGTTCCAGACCTCGACCTCGAGGGTCTGCTCAGAGACCACCGCGCCGAGGTCACTCCGGCGAGGGATGATGTGGATGCGGTCCAGGATCGCGAGGTCTGCCGCATGACTCCAGACGGCATTGAAATCGTAGGCGTCCGGACGCGGGTCGGCGAGGGCTGCTGAGAGCGCCGTAGAGGCATCCGGCGAGATCGCGAAGCTTTCGGCTGATGGCAGTGGCAGGACGGCGTTCGCGAGGTTGTCAGAAGCGTCCGGCCCGGTTGGGAGGGCAAGTGGCCCCGGAGCCAGGATTGCGATCGACACCTAAGCCGCCTTCCGCACCGCGAAGTAGGGAAACAGCATGTAGTCGAGCCCGCCGATCTGCTTGATCTCGCCGGCCGCGTACCCGCTCCCCACGGCCTCGCACCAGAATACGTTCGGCGGGTAACCGAGAGGGGCGTATCGGGCTCCAGGGTCGGTGAGTATGAAGGCGTGGAGCGGAAGAAGTAGGGCGTCAGCGAAGGCGGCTTGATTGGTACGACCGATCAGATAGTTGTAGTTCGGGTGGCCCTTGTCTACTGCCGCCATGCCAGCATAATTGAGCGGGTTCACCATGAACCGCCCGGTGTAGCCGAATGTCGAGGTGGATTCGTTGCCGTTTCCTACCCATCGCCCTGAGAACGTCGCGGCGTCCACCCGCACGAAGCCGGTGGCATTGACGTAGTAGTTTACGACGGTCCCATTCGTGAACGGCGCGTAGGAGGTCAAGTTGATCCCGCGAGACGCGGTGGGATTGGGGTCTGTGTTCTGGTAGGCGGATGAGCTTGCAAAGAAGTACGGGAAATCTTCGGGCACCCCCATGTCCACGAGCCGAAGCCCCCACCCCATGTGGACGAAGATGCCGGGGGACCGCTCGACGACGATGATGATGTTGTCGAGGCCGTCGTCGAAGAAGTGATAGGCGGCGACGGATCCGCTGGGCAGGTTCATGCCGCAACCGGACGTGGATGTGTCGACGCGCGTCGGCCGGCCATCCTGAGTGTGCCAACCGCCGGCTCCGGCGAACCCGGTTCCTAGATACAACCCGATGCCATAGCCGGCCGCTTTGTCCCAGTAGCCAGACGTGGCTTTCGGCCAGAGGCTTTCGTTCATTGCGGCCCTGAAATTCACATAGACGGCGCCCTTGTGGAGATGGGCCCTCCACCCGCTGCCCTCTGCTCCGCTGGCATCTTCGGTCCACCCCTGGGCCACTAGCCACGTCACGATGGCCTGGAGCAGGTTCGTAGGCGAGGAGCTGATGCCGGTCTGGTAGCTCGCGGGCATGGTTCAGTCCAGGGCGACGGCTAGGAAGTCGTCGCGGTCGGTTCGGGTGATGTTATGGAGCGCCATCCAATCGATAGCCCCCTTGCGCATGAGCGTCTCCGCAGTGAGCCCCTGACCGGACACGGCGGCAATCCCCCGGAGTTGGCCAATCGTGTTTGGAGCCGAGGCGTTCAACATGACAGGCCAGAGCGCGTAGGAACCGTCTAGGTTGACGTCGAGGAGGTTCATCCCGCAGACGTAGGGCCAAATCAGATTTGAATAGGCACCCGGTGCATTGATAGCGTCATTGCTTGTGGCCCGGAAGGGGATCCACGTTCCATCGAGGTTGCGTGCACGGAGTTGAGAGTCCTCCGGTTTGAGGTTCGGCGGTGTGTTGGACATAGTATCCGCATGGGTCGGCATCCGATGCTTGTCGCTTGTTTCGCTCCACCGATATAGCGTGCTCGACAACGCGATGGGGGTCTCACCAAGGGCGAGCGTCCCACCCACCGCGAGCGGATAGGGCCATTGTTCGGGTGAGAAGTAGGGGTCCAGGAGGCCCAGGTAGGCCATCTCGTATTGGGTGTTGATCTTGGCAATCACGATCACTCGCCGGCCGTCCGCGATGAACCAGTAGGGAATCGTAGCGTTCCATAGTGGAAGAAATAGTTGTCCTTGTGCCCCCGGCTGAAGCCTCAGATGGGAAGCAGCGACAAACCCGTCAAACCCGAACAGCTCCAAGTCGAAGTAGTCTGCGTCCGCTCGCTCGAAGGGGTGTGCCCCCACGAAGATTTCGCTGTCCCCGTCGTTACCCGGGGCCTTCCAGAGCATCTGCCCAGTGGCAACGTCCACGCCGTCGGCACGGCGCAGCCGGATGACTGAGAGGGACACGTCCGTGCCCTGCAGTGACGTAATGTGGAGTCGATAGCGCGTGGCCGCGACAGGCGACGCGATGGCGAATGAACTAACCACGCCGGTGACCCCGGCGAAGTTGGTTCGGGTGTCGAGGGTGACCCACGCGGAACCGTTCCAATAGTCAAAGGTGAAGTTCTTCGGACTTAGCCAGTTGACAAACTCAGCAAGCTCATAAGCGACAATCGTTTCCTCTTGGTACAGAGTGATTTCGACGTCCTGAGGAAGAGTCGCGGTGGTGAACAGGCGCCAGTAGTCGGTCTCGACTCCATCGAGCTTGCCGTCGACAAGATTCTGAGCCGCGTAGGTGCCGGTGTTCTGCTGGGTCGCCAGCACCTTCGACCCCAGGGATCGCCGGAGCGTCGTCCACTTCGGAGCGGTCGAGAGCGTGAAGGCGTCCCCGGAGACGAATGCGGTCCCGCCGGCGGTCAACGTAAAGGCGAGCTTCGCGTGCGAGAACGGCGTCCCGACCGTCGCCGGACCGATGCTCCCCGACACTGAACCGACGACGGTGAAGTTGGTGGCGGACGTCGCGGTGATCGTGAACGTCTCAGCGATCGAGTCCGCGCCGCCCTTGTAGGCGGTGAGGGTGCCGTCGCCGGTCCCTGCGTAGGCGAGGCCGTAGGCGCTGCCCGTGGCCGTCAGGAAGGTATCCAGGCGGTCCAGTAGGTCGACGAAGTTGGTGGCGGTACCGATCTCGAACATGGTCAGCGCCCCAAGGCCGCCTGGTAGGCGCGGCGGTTGTTACTGGCGTTCTTGATCTGGATCCTCTGTCCGGCAGGCGACTCGAGGTAGCGAGCGATCAGGCCCTCGGCCAGCTCCACCGTGAGCGTTCCGTTGCTCGGCGCCGCAGCTGCTGCCGAGGCCCCGTCGACGAGTCCCCCGCCGGCGAAATGCGCGATCGGCGGTGACATGAGCGCGGGGGTATACATGAGCGCTCGCGATCCCCTGCGGTTGAGCTGCTCGAGGTGGCTCAGGACCCCCGGCTGGTGAACGGCGGCGGCACGGACGATGAACTCGCCCCGTGACACCAGGGCCAGGTTGGAGTCCGAGGTCCTGGTGCCCTGGCCGCCGAGAAGACCACCGTCAGCCTTCTTGGCGACCTTCACCTCTCCGCCGGCAGAGAATGAGCTGAGGATCGTCTTCATGACCTGAGCAGCGACGGCCTCGGATGCCATCCGGCGTAGGCTGGCGATGACCGAAGCTATCGCTGCGCGAACCCCGGCTTTCCAGTTCTTGGCACTCTGCAAGCCATTGTCGAAGAAGTCGGTGAGCGCCCCGTAGGAAGCATCGATCGCAGTGCTCTTGAGCCGCGACAGGAAGTCGGTCGCACCCTGGGCGGCAACTCCTATGTCGCTGACGGCCGCGGCGAACGCCTTAGCCTGGGCAATCGCTTCGGGGTTACCCGCTGCTTGAGCAGCCGCGAGAAGGCGTGTGGCGAGATCCTGGAGCGTCTTCAGGCGGCCCGTCTCGAGGGCGAGGATCTGCTGCTCGGCCTCGAACTGGGAGATGAGCCCCGCGTCGGCCTGAACCTGGATGTCGGCGCGTTTGGCCGCCAGGTCATCAAGGGCTGCTTCCGCCGACGACCGCACGTCGTTGAAGTGAGCCATCGCGGTAAGGGAATCCCTCAGAGAATCAACCTTCGCCTTTCGCTGTGCATCCGAAAGCCCTCCCATCGTGCGGTACAGCTTGTCGGCTGCGGCGACCTCTGCCTCGATACCGAGCAGGGCGGCCTCATAGGTGCGGCCCTGAGACTCCAGCATTCGCTGGTCCATGCTCAGCCGTTCCTTGGCCAATTCACGGACGGCCCGCGTCTCTTCGAGCGTCAGGCTTGCGAGCTGGTCCTGTTGCTCCAGCCGCAGCTTGGCGATCTCAGTGTCGATCTTGGCCGCCTCGCTCCCCTGCTTCTCGACGTCCGGCTCCGCGGAGAGCAGCGCGCGCTTCTTCAAGAGGAGCGCGACTTCCTGGTCTGTCTCCTGGGCAGCGATCTCGCGCCGGCTACGGTAGTACTCGCGGACGCTGGTGAGCCCCTCCTCGAAGCTGCGCTTCTCGGCGTTGTTGCGGAGCTTGGACTGGAGCCGGACCATCGCTAGCTCGTTGTCGAGAACGGCCCGGGACGCCTCCGCGCGCCGGCGGACCAGCTCGGCTGGATCGGTCTCGTCGGCCGTGCCATCCTCGGTGTCCTTAGCTTTCGGTTTGGTCGGTGCGGAGATCACCAACTCGAAGCGGCCAGTGAGCCGATCCATCAGAGCGCTTCCCTCTTGGGCCATCGTTACCTGGGCTGCCCGGATGTAGCCCTTCGCCTCGTCGACGCGACCGCGCATCAGCGCCATCGATGCGCGCACACCGGCGTCGAGCTGGATGAACAGCGAGGCGATCGCGGACCCCACCAAGTCGAACGCTGAGGACACGATGCCGACGACGAACTTCAGAACGAGGCCCACGCCTTCCCCGAAGCCCTTCCACGCGTCGTTCGTCTGCGAGAGATCGCCGCTCATGATCTGGAGCGCCTGGCTAATCTGAGGCCCGACCCCCGTGGCAAACTGGATCCCGAGCCCCTGGGCCTGAAGCCTGAGTAGGTCGATGTCATCCCCGAGCTGATCCGCTGCCGCGGCCATGTCGGTGTCGATGAGGACGCCGAGTTCGCGGGCACGCTCGATCAGGCGCCCAAGACCTTCCTCCGCGAGCTGGTCCATGAGCGGGATGAGGTCCGCCCCCGACCTGCCGAATAGATCCTGGGCGGTCTTCGACTTCTGGTAGCCCGCACCCATCTTCGACAGAGCCTGAGACACCAGTTCGAACCGCTCGGCCGCGTCCTTGCCCTTGAAGCTGTTGACGGACAGGCCCAGGTTCTTGAACGTAGCCGCGGCCTGAGGATTCCCTTCAGCTGCTTCCGCCACCCGCTTGTTCAGCAGCACCAGGCCTTGCGTCAGCTTCTGGTTCTCGACATCGTTCAGGCGGGCAGCGAGCGACAGTGCGGAGAGGTTCTCGGTGGAGGCCCCGACCTTCTGCGCGAGCTTGCCCGCCTGGTCCGCAGCCTCGGCCGAGCCCTTCACCCAGCTGGTGAAGGCGCCTACGGAGAGGGCGACTCCCATCCCGGCGAGCAGGTTCTTCGTGTTGCCGAGAACCCCATTCAGACCCAGGAATCCCTTGGACTGCTTGGCAGCAACCTTCGAGGACTCGGCCTGGATCTTCTGGAGGGCGCCCACGACCTCGGCGACACCTTCCGCCGAGAGCCGTACGCGGACATCAGGGGTCGTCACGGTCGAGCCCCTTCCTCAGGATGGCCGGGATAGACGGCGGTCGGGCGCGCTGGCTCTTGGCGGCATGCGGCGCCACGATCGTCCAGAGCAGGAGCTGGTGGCGGTAGTCTTCAAGAGCCATGGTCTGCATGCGTCTCCGATAGGCGTACAGTGCTTCGCGCAAGGGCCACCGGAGAACACGCTGCGCGCGATCGTGGTCTCCGCCGGCGAGCTCCGCGACTAGCTCGGTCCAGCCCCCATAGCGGCCGGGTCTGACGTCGTCGCGGGATGCCTCGTTGGATCGAAGGACGTCGCGGAAGTCCTCAAGGAGCGCATCCCGAAGGGAAAAAAAGCGATGAGGAGGGAGAGGACGAGGCTCCGGACCTGAGCCTTGTCCTCCGGAGAACGCAAGGAGCCGAGGAAGTGGGCGGATTCCCGGGCGAGGTCCGGCGTCCAGGACTCCCCCGGCTCCTTGTCACCCGCGTCGACGGGTTCGGGAACGATCAGGCAGGAGAGCAGATGGAGCACCTGCTCTTTCTCCAGGACCTTCCGAAGGAGGCGGTCGGCGTAGGCTCCGGCTTCCTCCCCCTCCAGCATGTGAAAGTCGTTGAGCCCGGCCTGCTCGCAGAGAGCGTCGAAGCGGAAGTCGTGTTCGACCGTGCTTCCGCCGATGGGGACGAAAGCACGGCCGCCGAGAACGTATCTCTCGGCCATTACGCCTCCCGGTACACGGTCTCGCCGAAGGGCGCGCTCGCGTGATTGGCGGAGTCGTCCTCGACGTAGCCTTCGAGCGTGTACTCGGCGTACTGATCGGAGATGAACCCGATCGCGCCGGACGAGCGCAGCGTGACACGCCAGAGCGTGTGTTCCATCTGGGGTCCGCGCGCGTTGTCCGGGATGAAGAGGATGCTTCCGCGCTTCACGCCCTCGGCCCCCAGGTTGACCTTGGGGTAGCTGGTGATCGCGGCGTAGGAGTAGTCGACGAGGAGGTCAGTGCCGTTGGCGATGGTGCCGCCAGGTACGATGTAGATCATCCCAGTCTCGGCGTCGACGGTGTAGTCGGTGGTGACGGTGTAGGTGGTGGGAGTGGCGTCGGTCACCACGACGCTGCTGACCTTCCGCTTCGCGAGGCGATAGGACCGGTCCTGCAGGACGTCGTTGACGGCCTCGTCCGCGACCGTGCTCGCCGACTGCGTGATCGCGGTGCCGGCCGTTCCGAAGAGCGCCAGACCGAGCAGCTCCTTGTTGAAGTGGTCGGCCGTGATCTTCAGCCCGATCTCGGACCGGAGCACGTCGGAGGCCATGAGCTTGGCAGCCGCCGTGGTGCTGCCGTACTTCTTGATCTCCTCCTGGGTCGGCGTCATCTCGAATGCCGGCGTGTTGCCCAGGAAGAGGTACCCCGTGGGGACGTTCAGAGCGGTCCACGGGTTGAAGTAGACCTTGCCCCGGCCGAGCAGTACTTTGGTTCCGTCAATCGCGTTGCCCATCGTTTCCTCCTGATGGCCCTACGCGGCCACCTCCGGATCGCTGGTCCGGGACTGGTACTCGAACTGAAATGCCATCGTCGCGCGGCAGAAGGAGGTCTCCTTCCGCTCGTATTCGAACGTCGTGCCGAGCTCGTCGCCCGCCTGATTCGTCAGCCCGCTGAAGGTGCCCGCAGCCACCAGCGCCTTCGAGGCCCAGGCGAGGATCGGATCCGCGGCCTTGTCGGGCGTGGTCGTTGTCGCGGCCTTGGTGAGCGCCTCGATGTTGAGCAAGAGTCGGCGTCTCACCACGGCGCCCCGCTGGGCGGCCCGCTTCGATTCGTCGTGCTGCGGCTCCACCTTCTCGATCGCCTGGTAGACCGTGAACGCGGGGAGCTGGTCCTCGGTGGGCGAGTCGATGCGAGTGCGGACCGGCGCCGGCACTCCGCTCGGGCGCCCGGTCGTGAGCGCCGTGACAGCGGCCGCGACGATCTGCTCTCGAATCGTGCTCATGGCTTCCTCAGAAGGACACGGGTCATCGCCCCATCTCCGTAGACCAGAACCTCACGAACCACGTAGGCCGTTCCTCCGACCGTGATCGAGGCCCCGGACACGAGTCCTGAGAGCGTGCCGCTCTGCACATGCACGGACTCCTCAACCCCGACCGGCCCCGGCATGTCGCCACCCAGGATCTCGACGGCCTCGCGGTCGCGGAGCCCCGTCACCGTGGACGCTCCGATCGTCACGGTGACGGTGCCACCTGCTGCTGCGAGATCCGCAAGGATCGCTGCGATGTCGTCCGCGCCGAAGCTCATGACGGATCAGGAGTACTTCTTGATGCCGATGAACGCGACGCCGTAGGGGAACGTCGGGGTGCTCGTTCCGCCCAGGGTGCCGATCACCTTGATGTACTTGTTCACCTTGTTGAGGTCGAGCACCAGCGTCTGGACCCCGGCGGTGTCGGTCACCTGGGTGAACGCGGCACCCGTGACGTCGGTGTAGGATCCGCCCGAGGTGGCGCAGTGCTGGATCTTGACGTCCAAGGTCGGACTCGAGCCGGCCGTGGCGGCGCCGGCGGAGAGGACCACTCGCGCGAGCCCCTCGTAGTCGGTGACGTCGAAGGCGGTCCCCGTCAGGGTGGAGGTGCGGGAAAGCACCGCCTCGAGCTGAGTGGTAACCACCTTGGCGAGCGCGTTGATGAATGCGGTCACGGTCGATCCTCCTTCCGCTGTTACCCGCCGGTCTCTGGCCGGGAGTGCAGCAGCCGTTCTGAAACTACTTGCCCTTGCCCTTCGACCCCTTGCCCTTCATCACCTCGGTCTCGTCGTCGGGAGCGGGAGATTCGGCCGAGGCCTCCTCAGTGACGGGCGCAACGAACCCCTGGGCGATCTTGACCCTGGCCTCGTAGGCCGTGATGTCCTGGCCGATGACCAGGACCGTGCCCACCTCGAGATCGATCCCGCCGCCCTTGCAGTAGGCCGAGATCACCTGGACCTTGCTCAACGTCATCTCCGTCTCCTCCAGCAACCGCGATCC